AGCTTGAACACCAACAGCAGTCTCAAACACAGCCGAATTTCTTTGAATAACACGTATAACCGGGAGCAAAAACTTGCGAACCACTATAGTGAAATCCATAGGCGCAGCACAAAAAACTCTAGTTTTAGCAGCTTTCCTCTTCTGCAGTGAAACAGGTTCATCTTTAAAGCTAGCGCTAAAAATTGGATGATACTGCTCACCACGCTGGTAACGCTCTAAAATAAGATTAACTCGAGAAGCTATTTCTTCCGTAACTTCGACTTTATCAGTCACATTACCAGCCTCATCTTTTGTAAACCTTAAGTGCTTCAACTTAGTTTCACGCCACGGAAAGCCCGCAGAGGTGCTGCGCTTCATAGCATCAATATAAGCTATACCGTCAACGCCATTGACACATGAGTCCATGTCCAAAGGTTTAATAAGACTTAACTCCTCAGGAGGCAAAACCCGGAAAATATCCGCCAAAAAACTTTTTTTGCACTTTTCCAAAACAGCGTAGTCAACATTCTCACTAGTTTGTATCATATGCTGTAAGGATTGATGCTTCGGCTCATATCCCTTCACAATAGGTGGATGCATTTTGTCAAGTATGGCAAACTCTCCGTGATCTCGAGTAGCCGCAACAAATTCGTCACACAGCAAAGTTTTAATGACATGGCTACGAGTCCCTTCCCGCCAGGGAATGGAACCAAAAACCTCCATACTACCTGTGCTCTGCAAGTACCCGAAAGGACTCTTAAAGTGTAGAGCAGTAACGGGTACATCGCCTGTTTTACTTGAAGTCATGAGAGGCACACTTGGTAAAATTCTTGATTGGGCAGGAAAATGGGAAAGTAATTTGTTAATTAATTGCCTATCAATTCTTCTAGATAGCAATCTATATCTATCACGTATCTCAGGGTGGTCAATGCAACCAACGTGAAGCCCAGCAAGCACACACCGACCGTTGAAAATAGCAACTAAAGGAGAACCGCAATCACCATCTACAGCTCTGTCTTTAGATGTCCCACGATATGTAGGCAACATAAGTTCGTCTCCATAACGCGTAACCATAACATCGGTACCAACGGTATTGCAATTGACGTCGGAAACTAACATTGACCCATCCTGTTGTCGCGTTAGACGCCGTCCATTAAATTCAGGACGTGGGTTATCTTCTGGAAACATATAATCCAAAAGGGAACGGTTACTGGGCAAATCAACGACGCGCACGATAGCTATATCATTAACTTCATCCAAAAACACATTAACTCCGTAATTTAATGTAATAGTGCGACGTGCACCAACAG